TTCAGCCATCGTTGCAATCTCTGTCTCCCTTCTCCCCATCCCGCCCCAACAGTTCCATGACCGATTCTAAATCCTGGTGGGCGTTGTAAAGGTATCTCTCCGTTGTCTGTACGCTTGCGTGACCGAGGATGCGCTGCACCGTCTTTGTGGCAACCTTCTCGTTATCGCTCAGGTAGGTTGCCACGTACCTCCGCAAACTGTGGAACCCGAACGGCTGGACGCCCGCACGTTTTGCAAGCCGACTCAGGAACCGGCCCCGGCAGGAATACGGTTGCCCCTCGCCGTATTGGCCTTCCTCGATTACCCACACGTAGGGGCTGTCCTTGTATTGTCGGTTGTTCCAGGCCCACCGCAACGAATCGTAAAGCCGCTGGTTCATGGGCAAAATCAAGGTCTTCTCGCTTCCGTCTCGCGTCTTGCCGGTCCTGAGTGTTATGGTTCGGTGCTCGAAATTCACATCTTCCCATGTGAGTTGGAATATCTCGGCTCTCCGGGCGCCGGTGCAAAGGTAGCAGTCCAAGAATGCCCGCTCCCGCGCATCGGCAACGGCGAGCATCCGGAGGATATCCTGCTCGGACGGGACGTGCTGAGGCTTGCGTTTCGTGCGCCACTTCGGGACTTTGCGGACCGGGTTTGATTCGATGTCGAGAATGGCCTCGCCCCAATTCCACATGACCATGAGGTTTTTCCTGTCCACGTTCGCAGCTTTCGGGCCTCGAGTCTCTGCCTGCTCCATCAAATACCCCTGGACGTGGCTTGAACTGATTTCGGATACGAGCAATGCGGACAGGTCGGCCATGTTAAACGCGCCTTTCAGGTACAGGCTGAAGTCCGATACCACCTTGTTTTTCTCGTGGTACGTGGTTTTTCTGAACTGCATTCGGGCGTGGTCGAGATACCGGAGCGCCAAGGTGAGCCAGCCCGTGCCGGTCGAGAGCTTCAGCAATTCCGCCCGCTTGCTTACTTCCCACTTTACCGCGTCTTTTTTTGTCCACTCTGGCCGGGCTTCCGTGTACCGGACTCCCTTGAGCTTGACCACCGCCCGCCATTTGCCCCTGTCTTTGTATGGCATCTTCAAGCCCCTCCAGCGTGAAAATCCACGATCCGCCTATCTTTGCCGCTCCCAATTCAACGGCATGAGAATAAACCCATTTGGGGGCTTTTCGCAAAAGGTTTGCGACCTCGGCGGGGGACAGAATGGTCATCTTATCTCACTCAGAGCGGGGACGGGGTTGCTCCAGACCTTTTTGAACATTAAACCCCATCGCAGCCAACCGATAAAAACTCTCGTAACACGGAACCGGGGACCTATGGAACTTCGATATGAATAGATCGTCGGCAGCCAGAACCAGACTTTGTAGCGCCCTTCATCCTTGCCGAAGGTTCCGCGTTCAATCGAGAATTTCACTTTTACTGGCATCACTTCTCCCTCTCGCGTACTGGAGGGCGGCTTCTTCTTTGGCCCACCGAAGCGCGTCCCACCGGTTGCATGTCATGGCGCTTTCCCATGAGCCGTCTATCTTCTCGGCGTAGTAATGTTCGATTACGTATGACCATACGACCCTGTAGCCTGGCGGCACCTTGATTGCTCCGAAGTTTATTTCTTGGGTAAGGTTCATTCCTGGGCCTCATCGAGCACGACGAGCGCGACGATTGCGGATTGGCCGTGGCCTATTTTGGCAAACAATTTGCCTCTTATAAGACGGTGCAGGTTAATGGCTTCATGCTCCGAAATGTAATAGTAAGGGATGTTCACAACCATAGCCCCCTCAATCCGCTTCTCCAGCGCCTCGTGCTTGGCCTTCCATTTGGCAAGTTCTCGTATCTGTCCAACCAGATCGCAAAGAGATGCTTGCGCGGCGGCTCCATCGCCATTTATGATTACGTCTATTTCACGTGCCAAACGGCGTTTATCTTCCAAAACCTCTTGCAACTCGTCGCGCTCGGCTTGTAGTTCAAGCACCATCTTAGCCGCTGGCAGAGGGCATCCAATTGAGGGATGCATTTTCTCGCCTCCGCAATATTTACACCAATACCAATGAACTAGCGTCATCACTTCCCTCCTGACAGTGGGCCGTGGGCGCGGACCAGATAAGTCTCGTCACGCTTGTCCAACTGGTATTTTATTGATTCTCCGTCGAGAATTGCATAGGGATGGTCAACAATATCCGTCTCCACTAAATACCAGCATCCCTTCTTCAATTCTGGATCGAGGAGGAATAAATCCACCTCGGGAAGATGAACGCCGGAGGCGAGCAGTGCTTCGGCTTTCTCGGCACGGTTCCTGTACTTCTTAATCTCTTCCTCAAGCCGCAAGACCATGCTCGCCGGATGGCCTTTCAGCAAGCCGTACAACACGGTTATGATTTCTGAGATTGAATCATCAAGCGGACATGACAGTTTGGCAAGTTCCGCCTTCAACCCCCGAATCTCCTGTTCCTGCGCTCGCTCAATCTCGCCGTGAGACTCCATCTCAAAACAGTGCTTCTTGTGGTGCTCGGCGAGTTGAGCGCGGAGACTGCGAATCTCTTCAATTAAATTTCGAATCTGAGTACGTGATATCGTGTCCATCCCATATTTCGACAAGTCACGGTCTATTTCTTCAAGATAGTCTTCATTGATCTCACTCACTTTTCCCTCCAATCTTCACCCGTGTCATGCGGGTTCCTCCCACTCCACTCTGGCGACAGGCCATTGGCCGTTCCATATCCGATCTACATCTTCTTTGGTCTTTGATAATAAGGTCGGATTTCCCTTTACAATCGCGCAGAATCCCACCCGCTTCACCTTCTTCGGCTCAGGCTCTTCGAGTTGGGCGAGAACGTATTCCGCCAATGGTTTATAAAACTCTTGCGCGGGATGTTCCGCGATTAACCTCATCCACACGATAGCCTCCCGCCGCACCCGATCATCTTTCGACTCCTGGGGATGGATGAGGGCGAGGATTCTGTCGGCCGTTTCGTTTGTCGTGCGGATTTCACGGGGAGTATAGAAATCGCATCCCAAAAAATCCTCGCGAATAATTCCTGCTATCCGCTCTTTCAACTCATCGTTTTTCATGGAACCTCCTTCAGCTTCCGGATTCTGGAAATTCTCTGATTATCGGAACGACCTCCGGGGCCTTCTTTACGAACACCGGGACATTCGCGGCCTTGCACTGAGAAATGATGTCCGTGAACCATTCCGCTTTTGCGGGGCGGGCGCCGGGTCCGGTTTCGCCTCCCATAATCACCCAGTCAAGCCCCACTGCTTCATCGGTCTCTGCATCAGGCCATGGGCCTTTCGAGGTTTCGTGTGGTAAATGTTTGGTGAAATCCACCGGACCAAGAGCAGGTTCGTAGCTTACGAACAGTTTAGCGGCGGGAATCTGGAGCAAGATCGGAATGTTTTCGTCCGCTGAGGGTTGGTCCCAGATGGTGCAACCGAGCCAGACGCCTTCCAGCGCGTCAGGCCAATATTTAGGTCCGTTCATCCAATCGTAGACTTCACCGAAGTTCTCAACCCATCTTCTCCGGGTATCCCGGTCTGACCACCCCAACATCCATTGCTGCATACGTTTTGGGCGTTTGGTGAGGATTTGAAAAGTGTGGCCGCGATATCGGGAAGGGTCCAGATATCCGGAGCATTGCCCCATAATCCACCAGACCCGAGCAATGAATTCATCAGGAACAGAGTCGTGAAAAAGGTCGCCCATCGAGGCAATGAAGAGGCGCTTCGGCTTCTTCCACTTCAAGGCTTTGTCCATTTCGGCAAGGTCGCGGGATACGTGGCCGGTCCATTTACCGTCCAGGACGGTAGAGCCGTACTTCTCGGCGAGCCTGTAATCTTCTCTTGGCAGCGCCATTCGGTGCAGACGCGGGGCCATCTTTTCGGCGTAGCAGTTGAGGCACGCGGGACTGACTTTCGTGCAGCCGGCGACTACGTTGATCGTCTCATCACACCATTCTATCTTTGTGCTCATCACGCCAGCCTTTCCGCCGGCGCCGGCCGGAACGTGTCCCACGAAAGCGGCGGTGGGGGATCGAAGGTGCGATGCAGGATCTTGCCGCCGGTTACGCGCATATCCCGGTGGCACTTGGTACACTTCCATTCCTGCAGCGGCAGCAGGGTAACGACCGGAATGAGCCCGTGAAGAGTGCATGCGGGGTGGAAGTGGACTATCTCCGGGCCGGTCTTGCGCATGATGCCGTCGATTTTCATCTGGCCGCAATTTCCACACAGGCACAGTGCGCGGAACCAGGGGACCGCGGCGCCTTCGGGTGCGTGGTTTTCCTGCAAGGGAGTGACAGGGCTCCCACAAACCGGACAATGCAGATCAAGGTCCATGGTCTATTCCTTTCCGTTTATCGGTTTAAACACCGTTATTCTTTCGTATCCGAGGGCCTTGGCGAGCTTAACCCCGATGCCGCGGCGGCCGAGCAGCACGTCTCCGAGGTAGGGTTGCGATATGCCGAGCAGTTGCGCCACGTTCTTTTGAGATCCGAGCGTTTCAACCATCTGCGTCAACAGGTCCCGCAAGTCGTGTTCCGTTTCCATTTTTACCCTTTATATGGCAGTTAGCTTATTCCTTATGCGCCGGTCCCCACCGATACTCCACATCCCCCGCGCGGATCACGTCCCCCTCGCGCATGTCCAGGAGGGCCATGTTCACATGGGCGTAGTAGATCTTGATTGCCCGGCGCACGTCCGCGACTTCCACGGGCGTCCATGTGGAGTGCCCGCGGACGCGCATTTCATAATTCGATGCCGGGAGTGTTTTGGCGAAGGGCATTATTTGCCTTCCTGGTGTTCGGGGCAGCCTTCTCTCGAGGCGCACTTGTCGCAGTTTTCAATCGGCGCCATGCGGCCTTCGATGTTCGGGCACGATATTTCCTTTTTCTGCTTCGTGGACTTTGCCGCATTCTTGAGTTCGTCGCGGCGGGAAACAAACAGGGCCATGTTTTCGGAGGTTTTGAATTGTTTCGGGTGCTCGTTGAAGTATGTGGTGAGTTCCGGCAGGGTCTCCATCCCCTCGATGATGCGCGCGAGGTCCTCTTTGTTGATGGCGCCGGCAGCACGGTTTCGCTTGGCGACTTCTTCGCGGCGTGTTTGCGGATCGCCGGGTCCGGGGTCATTCAGTGTGAAAATATCGGATGCTCCGGTTGCGAGGCGTACAGCTCCCACGAATGCCCGCTTTTCGGCCATCTTCAAAACGGTATTATGTAGATCTTCGGGCGTAGGGTTTTCGACCTTGAGGCCGGTTTTTCGGGCGATGAAATAGCCCTCGTCGGTCTTGAGGGGTTTAAAGCCCTTGCCGCCGATAAGCTCGAATGCTTCCTTTTCCTTTCCCGAATTCTTGAGGTTCCAATACTCTTTCGGGATTCGTTCCCCGGTCGATATCGCCTCGTCGTCCCTGAAGCGGTATTTGCCTTCCATGGTTGAGCAGGACCCGGAGAGCCTGGCCAGTATCTGGCCGGTGGGGATGTGGGTGAGCGTGCAGGTTGCCCTTACCTGGATGTGGCCGTTCGGGAGTACCCGTTCATCGATCTCAAAATCGGGCGCGAACCGGAAAACAGTGCAGAGCGTTTCCGCCCCCGCAAGGTAGAGGGTGGGCTTGTCGGTTCCGGGGATAACGCCATAGTGGGTGTTTTCCACCATGATTTCCGACATTACTGATTTAATGAGGGCTCTTTGCTCCACGACCTGGCGAACCTGCAGGGCGTACTGCATGAGGTTTGCCGGGGCGGCCTCTCTCGGGGCGACTACTTCCAGGGCTTTTTGATCTTCCATGAGCTTCTCCTGTTATTATTGGGCTTCGTTCTCTTCCGGTTCGGGCAGTGAATTGATTTGTGTGAGCCGATGCTGAAGCACGTTTACTTGATGGGCCAAAGATTCGTTCTGTCGCCGGGCTTTCTGTAGTGCCTCTTCATATTGAGCGCGGGGCACAATTGGCACGTCGTAGGAGCATATTTCACGATCGGGCAGGGCATAGGCTCGGGCGATCTCTTCGCTTACAACACGGATGGCGTAGATTGCCTGATTGCCATAGAATTCCGTTCGAAATCCGTCTTCGATCGGCACGTCCACGCGCAAGAGTCCGCCGAGATCTGACGGCCTGATGATCCCGGCTGTCTGTGCGTGGCCCATGAGTTCTACAATGGCCCACATTTCCTTACTTGTCTGATCTTCCATGGGTTACTCCTGTTGAGGGGTTCAAGTTAAAGTGTTTCCCAATTGGGAAATATCCTGCCATAAAGGAAATAGGCGTGTCAACAATAAATTTCCCATTTGGGAAACTAAAGTGCAAAAAAATATTCGGCGGGCTGGAAGGTGGAGCGAGGAACTACCAGAGGGTCACCGTGATGTGTCCGCTGATTCCTCCGATTCTCGCCAGTGCGGTCGCGACCCTTGAGAATTGATAGACGGAGGCAAGCCACAAGCAGAGGGCCGCCAGTTTGAACCAGTTGGTTTTAATCCATGCGATCATTGCGGATTCCTCTCATGTTTTAGGGTCTGTTAATTTCGAATAAAACTCCACGTCACTTACGATTTTGTCTTTCACCTCACCATTTGGTAATCGGCCGATCCTGGCGAGATTTTCGAGAAAGCCCGGAATGTTGGAAAATCCAGTAATGATTTCCGCTATTGTTTCTATTTTAATTCCGTAAGATTTCAAGACTTTTTCGACTGATTTTGATGACATGCCCTGGCCTGAGTCAAGCCACTTATTTAATGCTGACTGGTAAAATCCACATTTTTTAGCGATTGCTTTACGCGGGATATTGGCGTCAAGATCTGCACGGATCAAGCCAAGAGCGAGAGCTTCGAAGATTTTGAGGTCGCGTTTGTCCATTCTCATAGTAACCCGAAGAGTAGCAAAACAATAATTCCCGTGCGGGAATTTTCTCCTTGACAGATCATTTCCCGTTTGGGAAACTTTACGGGACGAAACAATCGGAGGCGAAAATGAATCTGCACGTCTACATCGAAACTAATGGACTCACCGCGAGCGCTTTCGCGGACCGCGCCAAAGTGCCCGTCCAGTGCGTCACGCGCTTTCTGAGGGGCGAGCGAGGGGTTAGCCCCCAGATGGCCGCAAAGATGAGCGCCGGATCGGGCGGCGAGGTAAGCGTCGAGGAAATCCTTTTTCCTGACGGCCTGCCGGAAAACGCAAGGCTGGCGGAGTCGGCGAAATAAACCGGAGGTGCAACCCGTGGCAAAAGTGGACCGTCCAATCAATTTTCGAACGTCGAAGGATTTGGAGGTGGCTATTTCCAAGGTCGTTCTCCATCTCGACCGGGACAAGTCGAGCGTTCTAAGGACCTGCGTCAGGATCGGGATACCCATGCTGCTTGCTCACCCGGAACTTGTGGACAGCCTCGGGGATGGCGAGGCGGATGTCAGTAATATTCTCGACTTACTTGAGTGTGTTTCCGTAAAATAACAGTATTACTAAGGATATCGAGCACATGCAAGTGTGTGTAGTTTCCGTGGCGGGCCGCCGTTTGAGGGGGCGGCGGGGCGAAGCTGCCGCGGGAAGGCCTCCGGTTCGGGTGTTGAAGGAGTTGACCGGGCCGGGGGTTTTCCTCCTCACAAAAAGGAGGTCTCATGTTTGAGCGCATAAGGATTTTCTTTCGGGTCTGGTGGTTCAACTGGAAGCATTGCTCGGTAGGGTTGGCGTGGTGGATAGCCGGCAATCAGGACAAGTTTTGCGATGGGGAGGACGGCACAATTTAGCGGAGGTGTAAAATGATCGGATTTATCGTTGGGCTTATCACGGGCGTATTTTTGGGATTCCTGATCTCTGGGTTGTGTCATGCGGTTCGTGAGTACGTACCGAGGAAGACAGATCGCGTGCGGGGGGTCTGGTAATGCTGGAGCTTTCGATCGTGGCGTTTGCCTGGGGATTTGGGATCCTGATCGTGCTGAAGTTTGCCGAGTTGTTTTGCCGTCCGTAGTCTGGGGCGGTTTTGTTGTTTAAGGAGGGGGTTCCAAATAATGCGAGCACGGAATATTAAGCCTGGGTTTTTCAAGAATGAATATCTCTTGTCGCTGGAGCCTTTAACCCGGCTTTTGTTCTGTGGGCTTTGGTGCCTGGCTGACAGGGAAGGGCGCCTCGAAGACCGGCCCGGCAGAATTAAGATCGAAATCCTTCCTGGAGACAATTGCAATATCGACCAAATGCTAAACGATCTTCAGCGCGAGCGCTTCATCCTGCGATATTCCGCCGGCAACGAAAGATTCATCCAAATAATCAAATTCAAAAAGCACCAGAATCCCCACATACGAGAACCGGAATCTTCCATTCCGGCACCAGACGAGCACAGTATTAGCACAGTGCTAGACACTGCCTTAACCGGAACCGGCCCGGCTGAATCCCCTTTCTCTGATTCTCTGATTCCTGATTCCCCTTCCCCGGAAGTTGGGGCTTACGCCCCTTGTTGTGCAGATGAGCAAACCCAGCCATCAAACGGCTCGAAAGAATCGATCCCCTACCGAGAAATCACCGAATACCTTAACGCCAAAACCGGCAAAAACTTCAGGTGGAAGAGCAAGGAAACCAGACAGCACATAAAAGCCAGATGGGAAGATGGCTACAAAATAGAAGATTTTCAGAAGGTTATAGACACCAAGGTCGCAAAATGGGGGAAAGACCCCAAGTATTGTGATTACCTCAGACCAATTACTCTTTTTGGAACAAAATTCGAAGCATATCTAAACGAAAGCAGATCCCCTCCGGCCGATGATCTTCTTTTTACGAAACAGGGGCAGCGGAATATGCGCGTCGCGCAAGCCTACATCGAGAGAATGGGGCCAACATGCAAAATAGAGTGAAATTTGTCGAACTACTTACCGGCATGGCTGAAGCCTTGGGCGCTGAAATGTCAGTTGCCAAACTTGGAATTTATGAAAACGCTCTTTCCGATCTTTCCGACGATCAAATCGAGAAGGCGATAAATATTGCCGCAAAGACACTGCGCTTTTTTCCAAAACCCCTGGAACTCCTTGATCTTGTGGGCGGTAATTCGGAAGAGCGAGCGGTTATGGCCTGGGGCCTCCTGCTCAATACGATCAAAACGGTGGGTAAATACCAGTCAATCCAGTTCGAGGACCCCAAAATAGCTCATGTTGTAGAGATGATGGGGGGATGGGTGGAAGTTTGCTCTATGCCGGCCGACCCAAAGGAAACCGGAATTCGGATGGCACAATTTCTCAAGATGTATAAGGCGTGCGGGAATGTGGAACCAAAGCAGCTCGCCGGTATTTCGGAAAAGCAAAGAATGCTCGAGGGCAACAAGTGGGCGGAAAGAGTCACGCCGATCCAGCCTGTTTTGGTTGGCGCGAACGGCAGGAAATTAATAGAGGGATCGGCATGAACTGCCAGGACTGCGAGTGCGCCAAGCTGCTCAAGGGGATTTTGGAGCGCCATGATTGCGAACGCTGCTGGCAGATTCTGGAAATCGATGAGAGCCGGCACAAGACCCGGTGGGTGTGCTGGGTGTGCGGCCGGGTGGAAGAAAGGGAGATGAGGTTTTGAAAATACGGCACCTTGACCTGTTCTCCGGAGCCGTTTCCGGTTTCTGTCTTGCCGCTTCATGGGTCTGGCCGGAACATGAACTTGTGGCCCTGTGCGAGATAGACCCATGGCGACGAAAGCAACTCAACAGATTATGGCCCGGCGTGCCGGTGATCGAGGATGTGAACGATGAAGAACAAATTGCTGCCTACGCTTCGGGCGAAAGAGAATTGCAAGTACCAGTACGATCAGGGAAATCACGGAAAACCAAGGCTGTCTCTAATGGGGGAAATCTCGGAATTGACCTCCTCACCGCCTCCCCACCCTGCCAGCCGTCAAGCTGTGCTGGGCTTCGCCTCGGTAAAGCGGATCCCCGCTGGCTCTGGCCGCAAACTATTCGAGCGGTGGAAATTGCGAAACCGCGATGGGTCATCTGTGAGAACCCGCCTGGTTTCCTCTCTATTGACGGCGGACTGGCATTCGAAAGTGTCGTCGCTGGTCTGGAGGGAGCGGGTTATTGGGTCGAGAACTTTATTGTACCTGCATCAGCGGTCGGTGCGTGGCACAGGCGAGATAGACTTTGGATTATTGCCCACGATGACAGGGATGGACACGATAGAACGGAAAGGGATGCGCCCGAGTCGGGCGGCAACGAACCGGAAGACGGGTTATCTTTCAGAACTTATGCCCACGATGAGAGCGCACCTTACTGGGGATATCACGGCGAAGAGGGCCGAGGACAAGAACCCAAATCTGGAAGTGGTGTTGAGCCGGGCATTGCTACCCACGATGAAAAGCAGTCCGAGCGGGCCGGACTTTGCGAGAGCGAACCGGGACGGAAGCGGGGGCGACGATCTAGTGACGGCGATTGCGCTCCTTCCGACTCTCTCCGGCACTCAGGGCGGGCAGACAAGCCGCAGCGGGGGGCGGAAGGACGAACCGTTACTTCCGGGGATAATCAGGGGGTTGATGCCGACACTGACATCCAGGGACCACAAATCAGAGAAATGCAGTCAGGAGACTTTCGACAAGAATTCGCGGCCACTCTCGGAGACCCTTGGAACATGCACTGGCTACAGGCTGTCCGCGAGCTTTGCCCTGTGGTACATGGGCTACCCTTCTCAGATCTTACCCCCGACAAAGCAAAGTGGATAAGTGCGATGGGCGACAGTGTAGTTCCGCAAGTAGCGGCAAGAATAATGGAAGCAATAAAAGATGCGATGGAGGGGAAATGACCGCCGAAGAAGCAATCCGGGACCATGACGGCCTCGCCCATAAACTGGCATACCACTACGCCCGTCGGTTCAGGTCGTTCGATGCGGATGATCTGGTCCAGGAGGCGCGGCTCGGACTCATGCGCGCGGCATCCAAGTATGAGCCGGAAAAGGGCAACCGGTTCAGCACGTATGCAAACTGGTGGATTCGCGCCTTTATCAGCCGCTACATCATGAAAAACTTCGGCGCGGTGCGCCGGAACAAAACCGAAGACCAGAGAAACGCCTTCTGGTCGGTCGAGGGTTGGGGCCGGGTGGTCGATATGAGCCTGGACACCCCACTTACCGACGACTCGGATCTGTCCTTTGTTGACTTCCTTGAAGCCCCGGGCCCCAATCAACACGAGATGTTTGAGCACTGCGAACTGTCCGCGAAATGCGCGAGGCTCGTGGAAGCGCTCGACGATCGGGAAGCGATCATCTTTCGCCGGCGCATTTACACCGACGAAAAGGCCACCCTGGATGAAATTGGTAAGCAGTTGGGCATCACCCGCGAGCGCGTGCGCCAGATCGAGGTTGTGGCGCTCAAGAAGTTGCGCAAGCGGTATGCGAATAATGGGAACGGGAAAAGGAAAGCCTCGAATCGAGCCAGATCTTGAAAACTCTTGACAAACCACAACCCGCCGGTAAAAAGACCGCCGACAGACCCAACTCAAATTCCATCTCACGCCCAGGGGCCGGGTCAACCTCCGTCCGGCCCCGCCCTTTAAATGGGAGGTTTCATTGTATGAGATCGGGAAAATCATAACAAATGCGCTTCAACAGGACGCCGACCTTGCCTTCCTTGGCCTTACGATCTGGCGCGAAGCCCGCGGGCAATCCCAGGAATGCCAGCGAGGGGTTGCCTACTCCATCCTGAATCGATGCCGAAAGCGCGACCAGGATATCATGGCAGTCGTTTTCGCCCCTCTCCAATATTCAAGCCTCACGTACAAGCGAGATCCACAACTGACCACATGGCCGAAATCTTCCGATCCCTCATGGATACAGTGTCTTCGAGTCGCAAACGAGGCCATATGCGGTGTGTCGGACAACCCGGTTGGCCTTGCGGTGAATTATCACGACATTTCTATTTCGGCCCCCAAGTGGGCGGTGCCCCGCTGGTTCGTTATCCAGATCGGAAGGATCCGCTTCTTTGTCGAGGGGGCCGATCATGGCTGACCGCTTTTGCAAACGATGCCGTACAACAGTCATTATTTGCGTGGATGACTGCCCTGGATGCGGCGCGGCGCTTGACCGGCCAAGAACAGAGCAAGTGCCGGCCTACCACCTGGGACTTGTAGCCGCCGATAAAGTGCGGGAAGAGATAGATGAGGAAGGGATACACGACAATGAGTAGCAGATCATGACCGCAAACGATCAGGGTCCGTTCGGACCCATCAACGATGCTGCATGGTTGGCAATGACCGAGGAACAGCGCACGTATCTAATTTACCAGACGGTGAAAAATATGTGCCAGCACTGCGGGGCGAACCGGTCGCCGTTGTGGAAGATTATAAACCTCGGAGTCATTGCGGTATCGGCGTTTTTGGGTGGCATGGTAGCCAATATTTGCGGGTTATCCACTACGAAACTGAATCCATAGAAGGAACCTTATGAAAAACATTAAAATCTTCATCGTCGTACTGCTGACCCTCGGGTTGGCGTCATGCGCTGGCTTCGGCCAGTGGAAACCCGAAGCGCAGACTGCACTGAAATCATGGAGCACATGGGCAAATGAGTGGGTAGGCGGGGTGATCCAGAATGCTCCTGCTATTATCGCTGCGGTTGCAACCAGAACGGGCAACACTAAGGAAATTAAGGCAGCAAATGCTGCGGTTACGGCTCTACAGACGGCATTAGGTGCTTATCACGCCGTTACCTCGACGACTTCACAGGAAGGGATAATCGAGGCGATTGCCGAGGTAAACGCCACCATTGGAGCTATTGAGAACACTGCGGCGATCCTGGGGGTTAAACTCCCTTCTTCGCAATAGACTCATGGCTGGTGCAGGCGGCTATGGGCGAGGACGACAACGACGACATTACCTCGGGATGGGCCTGTCCCATGTTTGACGGCGATGTGATGACGGACAGCGAAATGGACTCGGTTCGGTTCTTTTGGAGAATGGAGTTTTGAGCATGGGAATTCTAAAAGACATACAAGACCTTCCGACTCACAGCAAGGTTAAGATTGTGGGACTCACGGTCTGGTACTGGCTGTTCCTGCTCGCCTTGTACTTGATATTACCGGCAGGGTGCGCTCAGTCCGGATCGGTCCACGTCAAGCACCATTCCATGATTGGATACTCTGATACATGGGAGATCACAGACGGCACACACAAAGTCGGCTATTACAATGGAGATTGCTGTTGTGTGGCCGATATAGTCGTGGACCAAGTGGCCAATCTTATCAAGGGTGGAGTTATCGACTGGCCGCGTTTGGCAACCGACAAGGAATATCAGAAGATCATAATGGGTCGGGCCTGCAAAGAGAACAAGGGGAACTGACATGCTTCAGCTTTTAATCGGTCTGATTGTCTTGGGGGCAATCCTCTACATCCTAACGATGCTTCCGATTGACGCGACGATCAAGCGTATCATCCAGGTGATTGTGATCGTATTCGTCATCGTCTGGCTTCTTCAATTCTTTTGGCCCATGCTCGGCGGGCTTGGCACTCCAAGGTTGAGGTAAGGCTTTTTATGGGCGATGTCATTAATCTTCGAGGCGTTACCTATCTGGATCTACCCGTAGATCGAGTGCTTGAGTCGGCGAAAAGCGGACTTGATGGTGTTGTGCTGATCGGGTGGGACAAGGAAGGATCGTTTTATTTTGCCTCAACCTATGCAGATGGTGGTGATGTGATCTGGTTGATTGAGAAGGCCAAACTCGCACTGTTGAGTGTAGGCCGACCGGAGCTTGAGTGATGGACTTCACTAAAATCCTTTTATGGTTCGTCCGTGGGAGTTGGAAAACTACGGCCGTTGGCTTCATAAGTGCCTTCCTCATCCTGATTGTGCCGTCTCTCCAGGAAGGCAAACTCCCAACAACGCCGCAATGGATACTCGCCCTTGCTCTTGCATTCCTTGGCACCGTATCCAAAGACGGCGACAAGTCAGGCACCGGGCAGCCGGGCGATCCTGTCCGAGGGACGGCGGGGCCTCCGAGTATTGCACAGGTGCTTGTCGAGCCTGAACCGCCTGTCAAGAACACGATGGGTAGACAGGATGCGGGGGACCAATGACACCCACCGAACGCCTGCTGCGCCTGATCCTTAAGGGCATGGTGATCCTGTTGCGTCAGCACTACGTGTTTGGAGGTAATGAGCCGTCAAAGGCTCAAGAGTTGATTGAGCTGATGGAGGCGGAGTTAGAATCGGAGGCAAAGTAAATGGCCGATGTAATTGTTCTACCGTGTGACACAACCCTTGATCTACCCGTGGCCCGCGTGCTGGATGCGGCCAAGGAGGAAGGGTACCAACAGGTGATCGTGATCGGACTGGATAAAGACGGCATCCTCCAACTACATTCCACCAGGTCCGATATGGCCAGGATATTCCACGATCTCCATGCCGTGGCCCAAGGCATCATTAATGGCTATTTCGGCAGGATGGGCGGGTGAGATGGCCGGCGGCAAACTGACACCGAAGCAAAAGAGGTTTGTCGAGGAGTATTTAATCAGCCTCAATGCAACCAACGCCGCAAGAATCGCCGGATTCAAGCAGCCACAGGTTCAATGCGCGCGGCTGTTAGCGAATGTTAGAATTCAGCAAAAAATAAATCAGGCGGTAAAGCAGCGCTCGAAGCGAACGGAAATCACCCAAGATCGGGTGTTAACGGAACTCGGGCGCATTGCCTTTTTCGATCCGCGCCGACTCTTCGATGAGCATGGAAATTTCAAGGATGTTAAGGACCTGGATGAAGATATCGCCGCGTGCATTTCCGGTATTGAAATCGTTCGGGACAAGGTGAAAAACGACGAGGGCGAAATAACCACCACGGAAACAATCAAGCTCAAATTCTGGAATAAGGTGAGCGCCAATCATTTGGGCGGCAAACACCTGAAAATGTTTAAGGAAACAGTGGATGTAAATGTGTTCTCACACGAAGAAACGCTGAAAGATCTTGAATGACAGAGAACGGGAAATACGTCAACGGCTCAAAGATGACTTCCAACACTACGCCGCGAAGTGCCTCAAGATCAGGACAAAGGCGGGCACCATTGTTCCGTTTGCGCTTAACCGCGTTCAACTTTATATCCATCAACTCCTTGCGGAACAGATCGAACGAATCGGCAGAGTCCGGGCTATTCTTCTCAAAGGTCGTCAACAAGGGTGCTCAACCTATGTCGAGGGCCGCTATTACTGGATTACGACCCACCGCTTCGGCTGGCGCACGTTCATCCTCACCCACGAGGACCCAGCGACACAGAACCTGTTCGAGATGGCGAACAGGTATCACGAGAACTGTCCTCGGCTCGTTCGGCCTTCGACAGGCATATCGAACGCCAAGGAGCTTCTTTTCGACAAACTTGACAGCGGATACAAGATCGGCACGGCAAAGACCAAGGGCACGGGCAGGAGCGCCACGATCCAATGTTTTCATGGCTCCGAGGTTGCATGGTGGCCGAATGCCGATTCGCACGCCGGCGGCATTATGCAGGCAATTCCCGATGAGCCTGGAACTGAAGTCATTTTGGAAAGCACGGCCAATGGCCTTGGGAATTTTTTCCATAGATCATGGCAGGACGCCGAATCCGGAAAGTCGGAGTACCTTCCGATTTTCATACCCTGGTATTGGCAGCAGGAATACAGAAGAGCGGTGCCTTTTGACTTCATGCTTGAGCCCGATGATCAGGAATACATGGATGCCTACGGGCTCGACCTTGAACAAATGGCATGGCGAAGGGCAAAGATTGTGGAATTAAAGGACCCATTGCTTTTCAAGCAGGAGTACCCAGCAACGGCGGCCGAGGCCTTCCAGGTGACGGGCGAAGAAACGTTTATTAAGCCCGGATGCATTCTCAGGGCTCGAAAGTATACCGTAACCGATCCATCGGGGCCGGTGGTTGTTGGGTTCGATCCTGACGCGGCAGGCAAAGACGGAGCGAGCACGATCTACAGGAAAGGGCGCTGCGCGTTCAACCTGCAAAGATATCACAAACACGATGCCATGGCGCATGTGGGCACGGCAAAGGTGATCCTGGAAAGCAAAGACCCATACGTCGACATGATGTTCATCGATGCATCGGCGGACGGGGTTATCTCCCGGCTTTGGGAGATGGGATACAAGAAGCGTGTTCGTGCAATTCATTTCGGAGGGGCGGCGCTAAACGAGAAGTACAAGAACAAGCGAAACGAGATTTGGGGGCTCATGGATGACTGGCTAAACGATGAACTGCCTGTGTCCATTCCCGACGACGACAACCTTCACGCTGATTTAATGGGGCCTCGGTTCAAATATGACTCGAACCACAACAAGGTACTTGAAAGCAAGGAGTCAATGCGGAATAGAAATGTCCGGTCCCCCAATGATGCCGACGCCTTGGCGCTTACTTTCTCCGAGCCCGTGCGTCAGAAAACAGAACTTGAACTGGCGCAGGAACGATTGGCCGAACAAAACCAGGAAGACTACGACCCGCTAAGAGCAATGGGGTATCGATGATACAGTCAGACCAGGTACAGCAAATATTGAAGCGCATGGAATACGGGAAGCAGATTCGCCAGTGGTGGGAGTCCAATCTGTGGAATCCCGTAATCGACCTGCTCTTTCCGCAAATGGGGTCGATGCTTTCCGGCGCCTACATAAACGAGGGGGAGAAGCGGGGATCGAAGGCTTACGACGGTACACCTGAATGGGCGGCCGAAGTCTGTACCTCAGGCATGTACAACGGTTTGGTGCCCGAGAACTACAAGTGGTTCAAGTGGAAGATCGAGCCCGATTGGCTGAACGAAGTTGATGAAGTCAAACGGGTGATGGAAGAGCGCGAAAACATTGCGATGAAGTACCTCTACAACTCGAATTTTCCGGATGAAACGAAGCAGGCTTTCAGGCAATGTTCGGCACTGGGCACGGCGATTAAGTGGCGGGAGAAAGACCCCGAGAAGGTGTTTCGGTTCGAAGTGCTGAAGCTTTCGAACTGCGTTATCCTCGAGAACAGGTACGGCAAGGTCGATACACTCTTCCGCGAGTGCAAATGGACGGCGCGGAACGCATTCAAGGAATGGGGCGATAAATGCCCCGAGTCGGTCAAGTCAGCGGTTAACTCTGGCAATATGGATCAGCAGTTTGATTTCGTTCATGCAATCCTGCCCCGCGATGATTTCGGTTTGACCCGTGACGACCGGCTCCGGGACAACAAGAACATGCCCTGGGCGGAATTCTGGATCGACCCGGGTACCAAGAATGTAATGGCCGAGGGCGGGTTTCGGCTATTCCCCGCAAGCGTGTGGCGGTGGGAGAAGATACCGGGTGATTTCAGCCCTTACGGTAGGGGCCCGGGTATTAAGGCCCTGCAGGACATGGGCGCCCTCAATGCTCAAGAGAAGATGAACATGGTGGCGGGTGAGAAGATGGTCGAGCCAGCCGTCATGATTCCTGAGGGTTTCGAGAAGTTCGTTAATCTCAATCCCCGCGGGCGCAACAGGTATAACCAGGTCGAGACGGGCGGAGCGGTCATCGCGGCCATAAGCGAGGTGCGGAGCCTGCCCTATGCCCTCGATATGCAGGAGCGCAAATCTCAAGCGGTGCGCCGGCGGTTCTACGTGGATGCCTTCCTGATGCTCTCCGACTACCAGGGCAGTGCGGACAGGACCGTGATCGAGATAATGGAGCGCAAGCAGGAAAAGCTCCAGATCCTGGGTCCTATGCTTGGCACTCAGAAGATAGAGCACCTTGACGCGGATTTAGATGATATCTGGCGCATGCTGGAAGAGTCGGGTAAGTTCCCGCCTCTGCCCGATATAGTCTATGAGTATGCTGAGAACGTGACCACCGAATATGAAAGTCCCTTGCTCACAGCTCAGAAAAAGAATGAATCGTCGGCGGCAACCCGGGTGTACCAGGTTGCAGGGGTAATCAGTCAGGCCAAGGGCGGGGACATGGAAGTGTTCGACAACCTGGACGACGATGAGACGATCCGGATGTTTGCCGAACGTGAAGGCGCCCCGACCAAGATTTTGCGGAAGGTCGAGGATCGGGACGCACGGAGACAGGCTCGGGCCGACCAGGCGCAGCAGCAGATAGCACTTGAACAGAGCATGGCGGCGGTGCAGGCGGCACAGCAACTCGGGCAAATCAGCACGAAACCTGATGAACCGAACGCGCTTACTGATGTGGTTGGGGGGATGACGCAGCAATGATGACCGATAAATTCATAGCAGAGTTTTTTAACATTAAAGGCGATGGCATAGATTCAATCGAAGCGACCCCCAAAACCCTCAGGTATTTACGTTTGGAAGCTGAAGACGTGGAAGCGCAACAGGTCTTGTTCAATGACATTAAGATTTTGGGAATATCCGTTTTCACAAATTCGCTCATGCCCGAGAACGAGATTTATTTTCTCAGCAAAGGAAAGGCTATAGCTAAGATCAGACTATGGCCACCAGACGCGAAGGTTGATAAATGACCGACTTCGAACATGAAGACGAAGCGCAAGAACGCGAAGAGGCCACGCAAAGGCTTATCGCGGCCTACCGGCGGCTTTTCTCCGGTCCTGACGCTGGCATTGTTGTTGCGGATCTGATCAGGTTCTGCGGCGTGTTCAATGGGGTCGAGTCCGAAATAGAGGAGGGCAAGCGATTAACGGCGGTCTACATACTCCGCATGAGTGGGGTCGAGGCTAAATTCAAAAACATAGTGGAGGCTTTATGAGTTGGTTTGAAGAACTGGCACCCGAGTTACAGACGGCGCATGCCGAATTCGCGGATAAGAGCCCGGCCGATGTGCTGACCGCGTACAGCGATGCAAGGTCGAAAGCGTTCACTGTTCCCGACGATCCGGCTTTTGAAGCGTACAAGGAAATGAAACCCGAGGACCTCATCAAGCAGCACGCGGAACTTTCGGGCAAGGTCAAGGACGCTATCGTGCCTTTGGGCGAGAACGCGAGCGAAGACGAACGCAAGGCCTTTGACGAACGAATGCGCCAGATAAACCAGGTGCCCGAGAAGGCCGAGGCATACCAGGCGAAGCTACCAGACAACGTCAAAGCCGACGATCCCCTGCTTGTGGCGTTTCAGGCCGAGGCTCACAAGGCCGGTATGTCTCCAACCCAGTTCCAGGCCGGGGTTGATACGTTCGTCAATTTCATGACGCAAATGGAAACTCAGGCACAAGCCGAGATAGGCAGGCAGCGCGAAGCACTCAAGATCGAGCAGGGAGCCAAGTTCGATGAATACATTCAGGCGTCCGAGGGCGCCATGCGGGAGCTTGGAGTCGAGGCCGGATTCAAGCCCGAGGAAGTGCAGGACATGATTACCCGAACGGGGTTGAAGGATAACATCATGTTCGTGCGGATGTTCAACAAAGTGAGCCGCTTTTTCGAAGAGGGCAGGCTGAAAGGACAGCCGGGAGGTGGGCAGGACAAGAGCCTAAAGGATCGGTTCTTCACGGGCTCGGCTGACATTAAATAAAGGGCGTGCCTTCCGGGTGGTCCGGTCGGCCTTTTACCATCACTATCCCGATGAACGTCGTGAGACGTGCGAAAGGATGAACGAAAATGGCAGTATTAGGTGCAGATTTTTTGACCCTGGCGGATTGGGCCAAACGGGTCGATCCGGACGGCACGGTCCCGGATATCGTGGAATCGCTCAATGAAACCAACGAGATCCTGGACGACATGCTGTTCACGGAAGGCAATTTGACCACCGGTCACAGAACCACGATCAGAACCGGGCTTCCTTCCCTTACCTGGCGCAAGCTCAATTACGGCGTTGCGCAGAGCAAATCACGCACGGCTCAGGTAGATGATACCTGCGGACTGTGCGAGGGCGTGGCCGAAGTTGATGAAGAACTTGCAAACCTCAACGGCAACTCGGCGTCCTTCCTCCTGAGTGAAGAGGCCCCCTTTGTTGAAGCCATGTCACAGGAAATGGCCGGGGGTCTTTTCTACTTCGATACCGACGTCAACCCCGAGAAGTTTCTGGGTCTTGCCGAACGGTATCCGACTCTTGCCACCTCAAACGTAATTGACGCCGGCGGCAGCGGGTCCGACCTCACCTCGGTGTGGCTCGTGACCTGGGGGCCGAAGACCGCTTTCGGCATCTTCCCCAAGGGTTCGACCGCCGGTCTTTTCCGCGAGTACAAGGGTAAGGTCCGCGTGACCGATGCGGACAACAATCCGTACTGGGCGCACTCCACACAGTACAAGTGGAAGATCGGCCTTTGCGTGCGCGACTGGCGATACATCGTCCGGATTGCCAACATTGAGACCGGAGGGGCCACCAACATCATCGACCACGAATTGCTCATCAAGGCAATCGGCAAGCTTCCCTCGATGCGTACCCTCGGCGGCAGGATGGCCTTCTACATGCACAAGGATGTGTGGACCGACTTTCAAATCCTCTCGGTAAACAAGCCGAATGCCGGTTTGGGGTGGACGGAAATCTACGGGCAGAAAGTTCTTGGCTTCTGGGGCGTGCCCTTCCGTCAGGTCGATCAACTGCTCTTAACCGAGGATGCCTTGACCTAAGCATCAACCCTTTAAAGGAGAACGAAATGGGTTTCTTTGACGATCAAATGTACTTTTCTCAGGAACAAAGGGTCTGCGACGGCGGGGCAACCGAGGCGTCCGAGGACGTGTACGACTTCGGAGTAGCTTCGCCCAATGTGGCAAAAGGCGAGCCGATAACGCTCCTGTTCACCGTCGACGAGGTGTTTGCGGGGACGGCCACAACTCTTACGATCACCCTGCAAAGTTCGAGTGATAACGCGGTGGCCGATCCTTACGCGGATATCGCAGGCATTACAACCGGGGCGATTGCAAAGGCCACGCTGGTTGCGGGATACAACTTCACGCTTACCCTGCCCGCCTTCGCGGTTTACGAACGGTATTTGCGGGTGATGTACACCGGCGACAACACGTTCGAGACAACCGGGAAAATATCTTGCCGTCAGGCCCTCAACTATCAGACCAACAAGGCACCGGGAGCGTAAGCCATGCAGGAAAAATACAGGTGCATACGCAAATGTTACTTCCGCCACCGGATTTACAACGTGGGCGATACGCAGGTATTCGACAAGGAGGCGGGGGAGTATATCCCCCGGCACTTCACCGTTATCGGCCCGCCTCCGCTCGTGCAGCCCCCGGACACTTTCAAGCCGATCATGAAGGGGTTGCGGGCTCCGATTGACCCGGACCAGGCCGAAGAGGTCGAGGCGAAGCGGCGGGCGGCGGGCCGGCCGATTGACGCGCACAAGGCGGAAGGTCTCGAGAAGGAAGCAAGGAAACGATAACCGCTCTCAGACTGCCGGGAGGCAGGCGAAAGGAGCATTCAAAATGCGAAGGAACAGGACATTTCTTATCGCCCTCCTTGCGCTGCTTATCCCGGCGCTTGCATGGGGGGCGTTTAAACAGTTACCCGGGCGAGACCTCAACGACTACCTGGGTGATACAGGCAAGAGATGGCTCAACGCCTACATCCACCAACTCATGGTCAGCAACTACGCCGAGATTCCCGAGGTTTCGGCCCCGGCATCACCCGCGGCAAACTCCATTAGGCTCTATGCAAAGGATGTCGCCGGGTCCACGCACCTTTTCCAAAAGGATTCGGCGGGAGTCGAAAAGGACCTGGCGCTTGCAGGCGCCGGGACAATGGATGATACCTACAACAACGGCCATGCGATAACCGTTGACGCCGGGGCCGTGGCGCTTACCAACAACGCGGCCAACAATAACGGGGTGCTGACGGTCGAAAAGACCCCCGTGGGCGCTCAATCGGGCGACGTCGTAACGATCACGGCCGGGGCGCAGGCCTCAGGCGACGCTCTGCAGTTCGCAAATGCCGGGTCCGGAAATGACGTGGCCGGCTCCGGTGGAACGTGGTCCATTACCAAGGGCGGCGTGGCCACGGTTACAAGTCTTGCCGGGACAACGGCCACCATCGATTTTACGGATTTCGATGTATCAGCCGACGGTCTCATAACGATTGCTCCGGATGGTGGGGGCGCAGGTTTTACAATCAACCCGAGTGCCGCTCTTGCAACGGGTATCGACGCCAGCAACGCCGACATCGTCGACGCCCTTAATATCGGGGCAAACAATATCGTCGGTACAACCGGAACAATTAACTTCAACGCCTTCGACGTGGATGCGGCCGGGAACGTGGTTGCTACCTCCCTTAGTGCCGGTTCGATCGCAATGGATGCGGTGGTAGCAAAGACCGCGGCCACAACGCTTACAGTCGACGGCACCGGAACCGGCGGGGTTACAGTCGGCGGAACTTCGACCGGGACGGTAACGCTTGGCGGCGGCTCCACTCTGGTCAATCTGCCCGCCAACGTCGATATGACGATCACTCAGGGCGATTTCGCGGTAACCGATACAGCCAACGCCGACATGGTGACCTTTACCAATAACACCATGACAACGGCTGACATTCTGACCCTGGCCGCCGGCGGCACCAGGACCTCAAATAACGTAATCGCAATCACGGACGCCGCGACCACGGCTTCAACGATCGGGATTACCGCGAACACTCAGACGAGCGGAAACGGTATCGCCTACGGCAACACCGGGGCGGCTCTTACGGGTGCGGCTTTCAGGGCGGCGGTGACCGATGGAGCCGGATTCACCGGGTATTATTTCCAGGCATACGACGGAGCGGCTGACGACTTCTCGGTTAAGCGGTACGGCGCTACCACGATAGCGGGCCTCGCCTCCACAAACGTTCTGACCGTTACCGCCGGTGATGTCCAGATCGATGACGGCAAGCTCGAAATCGATACCGACGAAGACGACACGACCCAGATCAAGCGCAACCAGGGTGTGACTACCGGCCCGGCTGTAAAGATTTGGGATGCCGCGGCAGCCGCTGATAATCCCGCGCTGCTCATTACTCAAGATGCAACCGCCGCCGCAAGCTACGGCCTTGAAATTGACACTGCGGGGAGTACCTCTCAGCATTTCGTGGCAAACGGCGCGGCAGGCATTCACATGCTCATGGACGCTGCCGACGCATGGACCGGCCAAGCTCTCGTAATAGACGGCGGCCCGTGGCTCGGGACGGTCAATCGTGGCATGATCGACTTCCGTACCGATAGCGCTGCAACCGCTGAAGTGGGCCATTTTATCTATGGTAAGTTCCAGGGTACTGGGGCTGACGCAGCAGGGATTGATGGTAAGGGTCTTTACCTTGAAGACGAAGCGGCCGCGACTGTCGGGTCTTACCTCGTAAAGCTCGATACGCTGGCAAACGGCGCGCTCCACATTTCGAACGCAGGCGCTGCTGCAGACGGTATCAAGATTGACGTTGCCAACTCCTACACCGGACAGGGTTTCGTTGCTGACCTCGGCCCTTGGCTCGGAACCACCAACGAGGGCTTTATCAGCCTTGCATCCGACAACGCGGCAACGGTTCCCGCCGGGCAGTTCATGCGGTTTCGCCAGCTTGGGACCGGCCAGCACGCGGCGGCTATCGGCGGGACACTGGTCTTCCTCGAAGACGACGCGACGGCCCCAGCGGCCGGGACTTCGTATGCGGTCTATATCGACGCGACAAACATCGAAGCCATGCATGTCGACACGGGCAAGGTGCTGGTCGATGAGACAGTAACGGCAACCGGCGGACTTTCCTCGGGAACCGCAAGCGACTCTTATATCTACACCGACACCGTTGAATGTAACAACGCCTGCATCAAAGGACTCAGGGCAAGCAAACTCGAACTGACCCCGGCGCCTGGCGCGGCGGGTTTTGTCGAATTGGTGAGCGCGGTTCTCATTCTCGATTACGGCTCAGAAGTTCTCACCGTCAATGCGGCCGATAACCTGGTGATCGAGTATGAAACCTCCGGGACGGACGCCACAGCGGCAATCGAAACCGATGGTTTCCTTACCGAAGCGGCCGACACAATCCAGATTGTGCCTGCAGCGGCCATCGCAACGGTAGCCTCGGCAAATGTGCTCAACAAGAAACTCATGCTCTTCAATGTTGGTGGCGCCGAGATCGCCGGAAATGCCAGCAACGACACGACCATGACGGTCAAAGTGTCTTACCGCATTCACGCGGCCGGACTGTAGCAGCAAGGTAGTTTAAAATTGAGCGCCCCCGACTGTCGAGATGATAGGCGGGGGCGTAACCACAAAGGGGAAATGCGATGAGACGCTTCCTTATAATGCTTTTCGCGGGGCTATTGATCTCGTTGCCCCTTAGTGCATATGCTTTAGGGACCGCAACGCTCGGCAATGTCGAGAAGGTCTTCGTGGACGGGAAGGCACAGCGGGTCATTATCCCGATAACCTTCACGGCGGACGGGGCCGCACTCGAAGCAACGTACACGCTCAATCCGGATACTGTAGTGCCGGGGGGATTGAGCATTAAAGGATGGTATCTCCTCCTGGTCGAAACGGATCCCGGTGGCACCGGCCCCACAAATGGAGCCTGGGATCTGGATATCACCAACGCCAACGGATTTCTCGTATCCCAGAACCTGATTGACGACCGGAGTTCGACGGCAACCCAGCAGGTAAAAGGATCCACCATCGGATACGCAACGGGGATGATAACGAATTCATGGTCGATCACCATTGGAGACAATGCCGTGAATAATGCCGTGGCCGTTGTGTACCTAACATTCGTATCGAATTAAAGGGGGTGTCGACATGAGCGGTCTTTTTGGTGGAAGTCCTAAAATGACGCAGACCCCTCCGGCGCAGGTCCAAGCCGGTGCTGTCGAAACGGATGCGAGCAATGCTGCGATGTTTGAGCGCGTGAAGCGGGCGGCGGCTTACGGGAAACAAAAAACCATGCTGACCTCGGGAAATATGGCAGCCCCGACGCTCGAGCGCAAAACGCTTTTGGGGAGCCTATAGCATGGCTGGAACCTATTCAGTGGAAGAAATCTGTTCGGCGGGGCTCGGCATACTCGGCCAGGCGGCCATAACGGACATTGAGTCCACGACCCAACCGCACGCAAGGCTCTGCAAGCAGGTTTACTATATCACCCGCGACGCCCTCCTTTGTGCGTATGCCTGGCGGTTCGCAACTCTTCGGGTTGCCCTGGCTGTTCACGTTGATGTTCCGGCTTTCGGCTACGCTTACAAGTTTACGCTCCCCGGCGACTGCCTTAGGGTCCAGGCCGTCCACGACAAAACCATCAAGTACACGGTCGAAAGCGGCTTTCTCCTTTCGGATTCAGAGGAAATATCGATCGCGTATACGCGGGCGGTGGACGAATCGGGCTATTTCGATCCTGCTTTCGCCGATGCCCTGGCGGCTCGAATTGCCCTGAAGCTCGCCATGCCGATCCTGAAGAAGGCGGCTTACCTCGAAGTGGCGACGGGGTTTTATAAAGACGCATTGCGCACGGCAAGACATAACGACGCCATGCAGGATAACCCGGCCGAATGGACGGACGAAGAAAAGAGCCTCTGGCTGGCGGCAAGATAAGAGGGTTCAATGCCTCAAGCACATCCGGGATTAGTGAGTTTTGCAGCTGGCGAGTGGTCGCCCAACATGGAAGGCCGGGTTGATCTCGAAAACTACCGGCAGAGTTGCCGAACGCTGGAAAACTTTATCTGCCTTCCTCAAGGTCCGGCCATGTCGAGGCCCGGATTCAAATTCATAAACGAAGTGAAGTCGTCTCTTGCCGCTTGCAGGTTAATTCCATTCATCCACTCGAACGAGCAGGCGTACATGCTTGAAGCCGGGAATCTCTATTTCCGATTCTACATGGACCAGGCCCGGATCATGCTGGCGGGCGTTCCTTACGAGATTGTCACCCCGTACACCACGGCCCAACTCTCGGCCCTGCAATTCACCCAATCGGCCGATGTGTGCTACATCTGCCACGGTGATCAGCCCCAATACAAGCTTTCACGGTCTGGTCATACAAGTTGGTCGCTCGACCAGGTGGCTTTCAGCGACGGGCCGTACCTGGATGAAAACGCGGACCAACTCGTGCATTTGATCCCCTCGGCCACAACCGGGGTGGGTATTACCATCACGGCAACAAACATGTACGGGTTATCGACCCTTTCCACCTGGACCGGGACACCCGGGGCGGATACGGCGGTAATGACCGTTGCGGTCGAAAAGGGCGGATTCCAATTTGAAGCACCAGGCGCCGGGTTGCTCAAATCGTTTAAGGTATCAGGCGGCGGGTCCGTGGCTGATCCCAATGTTGCAACGGCGTATCTTTATTCGGATGTGGCTGGGTCACCAGGGGCATTGCTCGACACAAGCAGCAATACCCAGAGCATGGTGGCTGTTGGCGAAAAGGAATGGACCTTCGCGGATTACCCCCTTGTCTCGGGTACAACGTATTGGATCTGTTTCGATGTGGCGACACCAGATAACGGGATAGTGCTTGCCACGGTTGCCAATGATGCCGACTACGGTTCGGGCACGCACGCAACGACAATTACCAGCATAACGAACAACCTGGCCGCCGGGGTAGACTGGAAAGCAATCGTAACCTACCAGCCAACTGGAGGCGCATCGATATTCGAAGCCGGGCACGTGGGGTCTTCGTGGCGGATCAGACATACCGGATCAACCACGACTTCCACGTTTACCTCGGTTACAAACGGAACGGCAAAAAAACTCCTGGGCAGGTTCATTGTCGATATCACGGTCGATACCGCCTGGATTGGCCGGATCGCCCTTCAGCGCTCCTATAATCAGGTGACGTGGCATGACGCCGCGACGTTTAGCACTTCGACCAAGCAGGAATTCGTGGAACTCACGACCGGGGTTTACTACCGGCTCGCCTGCCAGGTGAGAAGCGCCGGACAGGCCACGGCGGCATTGGTGCAAGTCGAGCAAAACGGCGTCTTCCAGATAACCGGGTTTGTTTCGGCATCTCAGGTGACGGCAACGGTACTCGCGGATTTCGGGTCAACCGATCCTTCTCCTTTCTGGCGCGAGGCGGCGTGGTCGGGCGTGCGAGGGTATCCCGTAACGTCCTGTTTCCATGACGACCGCCTGGTCTTCGCCGGTACGGAATATCAGCCGCTCACCATTTGGATGTCGGACGTCGGCGATTACGAGCAATTCAGTCCCGATTCCGGGGCCATGACCCTTACCCTCGTGAAAATGCAGTCGCCGATTCAATGGATGGTGGCGCACAAGGCGTTCGCGCTGGGGAGCGCGGCAGAAGAAGCGACGCTCGCTACCCGGAAAGCCGAGGCCATAACGGCGACCAACCCGCCTTATGTGGATGTTCAGAGCACTTTCGGAACTCAACTGAACACGGTTCCAATCAAGGCCGGACCCGCACTCGTTTTCATCCAGGCGGGTGGCCGGATGGTGCGCCAGTTCATGTATAATTTCTCGATCGATTCCTTTGTCTCGGACGATCTCACTTTTCTTGCTGATCATGTATCCGAGGGCGGGCTTGTCGAACTCGCCTATCAGCAGACACCACATTCTTTGCTTTGGGGTCGAACGAGCACCGGGGATCTCGCTTGCAGCACTTACGCGCGGATCGGTGAAGATATAAGCAAGGGTTGGCACCGGCACCCTTCGGACGGAATACTTGAGAGCATTTCGGTTATCCCGGCGGGGTTCACGGTGGCGGACGGGCGGCATGAACTGTGGGCAATCTGGAACCGCACAATCAACGGGGAAACAAAAAGGTATATCGAGGTCCTGGCCGATAACTACGGGGTTACGGACCAGGAAGACTACTTTTGCGTGGACTGCGGGTTGACTTACGACGGAGCCGCGGCAACCACTATTTCCGGACTCGATCACCTGGAAGGCGAAAGCGTTGCGATCTTCGCGGACGGCGCGCCGCTCGCACAGCAGACGGTGGTGTCTGGGGACATAACCCTCGAGGAGGCCGCGAGCGTGGTACAAGCGGGGCTTCCATTCAGCTGCACGCTCAAGACTCAGCGCATTGAAGCGGGGGCGGGGGACGGGACAGCTCAAGGCCGCACAAAGGAACTCGCCGGGGTAGTCCTGAGACTCAAGGATTCAATAGGCGGTCAGGTTGGACCGGACGAAGACAATCTCGTCTACATTACCGATTTCATCTCTCGTAATGACCTGGCGGATACCGCGGTTGATATCTTCACGGGCGATACCGACAAGATCCCGTGGCCCGGCAATGCTGAAACTGAAGGATCGGTAATGATCGTTCAAAATGATCCGTGTCCGATTACGGTACGCGCCATTTTCCCGGATCTTGTTTGCAATGATTGACATCCGCCCGCTCGAATTCGAGCACCTTGAACTTCTGACCGAACCGGTAACGGAGCCTGGACTTGTGGCAATGATCGAGGACAAGAAAGCCTACTGGCAAAACCTCATCAATACAGGGACGGCCTTCTCCGCTTTCTCGGACGGTGAATTTCTCGGATGCGCTGGCTACGCCATGCCCTGGCCGGGGGTGGCCGAGGTGTGGCTCTGGGCCATGCCTGAGGTGAAGAAAATCCCCGTGAGCCTTACGAAGCTCCTCCTTCGGGCGCTGAAGCATATTGAAAAAGAAAGGCGCGTCCACCGCATATCCGCCGAGGTTCGAGTCGGGAATACCCGCGCGCAACGATGGGTGTCGATCATGGGCTTCGTTTACGAGGGGACAATGAAAAAGCGGGGGCCTGACGGTTCCGATTTCATGCTTTACGCGAGAGTGAGGGCGCAATGTTCGACCTGATTTCAAAAGGGGACATTCCCGGTTTGCACATGATAGAGCATGAACCGTGGCGATTAATGAAACGTGTCCGTTACGGTCCCGTCATGGGGATTGCGGCGCTTGCGGCCTCGGTGGTAGGCACCGGCCTGTCGGTAATGGGCCAGATATCACAGGCCAACGCCGCGGAAGCAGCAGCCGAGGCTAATGCAAAGACCGCTCAACAGGAAGCGGCCTGGAGGCGGGAAGCATACAAGGAAGAGGGGTACAAGCTCTCCCGCGAAAAAAACGCCATGCTGCAAGAACAAAAGTCCATGTACGGAGCGGCGGGAATAGATATTTCGACCGGTTCACCCTTGGATGTGATGGCTCAGACGGCTGCCGAATACGAGCGCGACATCGGCATGTACGGAATAGCGGCCAACCAGGCAATGGTGAAGGGCGAGAACGAGGCGAGCATCTACAGGTATATGGGCAAGAGGGCTAAAACGGCGGGCTGGTTAGGGGCCGGGTCAACGCTTCTTTCTGGTCTTGGTAAGTCCTATGCCACCTATAAAGGGTATAGCTGATGCCCAAAATCCAAACATACCGGTCAAGGGTGGGGCTTCCCACCGAGTCAATGCCGAGGATTCCCGCGGGTGCCGGCGGGGAAGTCGGCCGCGCGCTTGAACAAGGCGGAAACCAACTTGCGAATATGGGGTTCGCGCTCGAATCGAAGTTGACCGAACTTCGGCAGATGACGGAACTTTCACAGGTAACCATCGACGCAAAAGAAAAGCTCGTTACCGCTCATGAAGATATTTTGAAGTCGCCGGAGTTTAACACCAACCCCGAAGCCGCACGTGCCGAACTCCATAAAAGAGCGGAGGAGATCAAGGGGCAGTACAAAATATCCGATCCCAAGGTGTTGGTACACTTCAATACTCAATTCGAGAATGCGAAACTGTCCGCTATAACCGATATCACGCACGCGGCCCGCAAGCAGGCAATAAACCTCGGGGTCGCCGCAGCCGACCTGGACCTTGTGAAGCTCCAGAACCTGGCCTTTGGCGCCGTTGACGATAAGGAATACGACCGGATTTCCGCACAGGCACGTGGTCGGCTGATGGGTCTTGGCGCTGTCGGCGCCATGAAGCCAACCGAGGTTGTCGACAAGTTCCAGAAGTGGGAATCGTCTACCGCGATCGGCAGGGCGAAGCGGGACTTGATGATCGACCCGGAAGGAACTCTCGCCCGGCTCGCCGAAAAGAGCGGCCCCTATGCGAAGATAAACGAAACCGACATGACGCCGCTAATGGACCTTGCGCAGAAGCGGGTGGAACACGTTCAAAACACCAGGCGCCTCGACCTGGAGCGCCAGCAAAAAGAAGAGCAGAAGGCGACGGTAAACGGCGCTTACTCCGAACTCATGCAAATGTTTACCGGCGATTTGGGCAAGGCCGTTGAATACGCGCGCGACCCGACAAACTATCCCGGACTCGATGAGGAAAAGCGCGGGACCCTTGTCCGGTCTCTTGAAAACGGGGCGACGTGGGACCGTCAGCAGCGCGAGCAGATCCAGAAGAAGAATAACGATCTTATCTTCGATAACTTCCTGAAAAATCCGGCTGGCATGACCGAGGCAACCATTATAGGAACCGACGCGAGCCCGGAACTAAAGGAGCGGCTGATCGGGTTGCAGCGCCAGAACAACGAGCGCAAGTTCAAAACCGATCCGACTGTCCAGGCGGACGTACTCTCCAGAATCTGGAGCGGTCAGATTAAGAACAGATCGGAATTACTGGCCTATGCCGGAAAAGGTCTCGGGGTGGATAAGCTCGAAGAGATGGGCAAGTCTATCGACCTGGCGCAAGACCCGACCAAGAGCCAGTATTTTAAGTTGGCTGACGACCTCTATGCTCAGAAGTATTATGGCGAATCCAAAGAGCTGGCGAAAAAGGCGGACTTTCTCTTTACGCTCGACCAGCACGTGAAACGGGAAAACCTGAAAGGTCCGGATGTATTCAAGAGGGCCAAGGATCTGTTGGTCCCGATGGAGGAATCCAGGTGGTTCGAATTTCTGAGGAGTTCCCGGACAAGGTTTCAGATTGAGGATGAAGCGAAGCCGGGGATTAATTCCCCGGAAAAGACTCCAGCGCCCGCCGCCCCTGAACGCGACCCAAAGATCCAGGAGCGCATAAACCAGTTGTCAGGTAGATACACGGGTCCCGAAATAGCCGGGTTCCTGAAGGCAAAGGGGATCGACCCGGGCCTGTACGGATTGTCCAATGAGTAATCCTTTCGACGATATCCTCCCGGGCACCACTAAAAATCCTTTTGACGATCTCGTTGAATCGCCAAAGCAGGAAGATTTTTCGCCGGCGGTCAAGACTGCCATGCAGGATTTTGGAGGCGAGTCGGCAAGTGCGATCGATACCGCTCTTGAAGATTTCGGGAAGGAAGGCCCCTGGAAGCTGCAGGAGGAAGACCCTTACGGAGCCGTGATCGAGATGCCGGGAGCGGAGCGCGACCGCTACACCGCGGCGGTGACGGGTGCCGCTAACGACTGGGAATATCTTGACGGGATACTCAATTCGAGGTTTTCGGAAGCGGCGAGGACAACCGAATCCTGGGGTGTGAACTCGCCCGAAAAGGCGATGAACATCCTGGCCATGTCGCACGCTTACGGGGTGTCTCCCTCATTTGCGGCCGAAAACTACGAGGCGCTGAACACTCTTCGGGATACGCCCGAGCCCCACAAGTTCATCCCGTCAATCGTCATGGGCGCTGCAGGGGTCGTTGCGCTTCCTACCGTTCCGCTCTACCAGATGGTACTTGGAATAGCAGGTTTCGAGGCCCTGGGGGAAGCGGGGAGCGTTGTGCGATCGAAGATCCAGGGTAAACCCTATGAATTCGGGAAACCCTTTTCGCTCGCTGAACTGGCCCCCGACCACGCCAACGAGTTGACAAAAACATCCCTGGAACTTCTCGATATCTTCGCCAAGGGTAAGGCGCTGCATTCGGGATACAAGGGTCTGTCAAAGGCCTGGGACGCCCTCACCATCCAAACGCTTACCGAGGCCGGTATCCCCCAGCGCGTCTACGTTGATCCGGATATGGTTCGAAACATTTTCAAAGGGGTTGCGACTCCCGAGGAAATGCAGATGTGGCGGGATCTGGGCGTCACGGCCGAGGAACTCCGCGCGGCGAAGCACGGGGGGTTTCAAATTGAGATCCCGACCGATACCATCGTAACCAAGATGGATCAACCCTGGTTCGGGAAGGTCAAGGAAGCGCTCGGGTTCAGTCCATACGTGGAACGCACGGTCATCCCGGGTGAAGGCGCAAGGAAGGCGACGCCGGTTGGGGGACTGCTTGAAGAGCCGGGTGCGAAGGCCAAGGCGCCCACTTCGGCAGAGACGCCATCTCCCAAACCGATGCCATATGTCCCCGATCCCGGCAAACCTCCAGGCCCATTTAAACCCGCCGGGGTCATCCCTCAAAAGATTGCCGACGCGGCAACGCGCGTGGGAGTGAATCCGGAAACGGCCCTGGCCATCGCCGCGGTTGAATCGGGTTATTCCCCGACGATCAAAAACCCGAAGTCGAGCGCAGCCGGGATATTCCAGTTCATTGACAGCACCTGGCGCGACATGGGCGGGACCCCTGATGATCGTTCCAATATCGACCGGCAAATAGACCTCGGGGTCAAATTCCTCTACCAGAACACGACGGCCTTGACCGCGAGCCTTGGCAGGCCCCCTCAGGCATGGGAACTCTATATTGCCCACCAGCAGGGCGCGGGCGGGGCGGCTAAACTGCTTAAAAATCCGGAAGCTAAAGCCGTTGACCTGGTGGATGAAAAGGCCATTACGCTTAACGGCGGCACTCCAACCATGACGGCCGGCCAGTTCACTTCCATGTGGCGCGGGAAGTTTGAAAGAAAGCTCGCTCAAGTATCGACGGGTGGGAAGCCAACCGTTGCGACTCCCGGAATGCCCCGGCAGGAATTCATTGACGCTATCGGCAAGAATACGAATATCGCGCAAGAAATGAAAGACGCCTTCGTTGAACTTACCGATGCGCGCGCTGCTTCGTGGGCGGCAACGGAAGGCTCGACACCGGAGGAATGGTACTCGACTTTCATCGGGGGCGTGGAGAGCGGGGGAAAGTTCACGCCCGAAATGCTGGCGCAAGAGTCAGCCAAGATCACGGAGACCCCGGAGTTTAAGAACTGGTTCGGGGAGAGCAAGGTGGTGGACGAGAGCGGGAAGCCATTAACGCTATACCATGTAACCGGCAACGATTTTAAGGCTTTTGATCCAGGTTATAGAGGTGCTTCGTTCTTTTCTACCGACCCTGAAAACGCATTTATAGCATCTAGGGCAAGTAATAATGAGATGCTTGGTTCTTTCGGACCAAAAAGAACGATTCCTGTTCACGTAAAATCCGAAAAACTTTACGGTGGAGGATACGTTGAACCGCCAGGACTTCCCGATGTAGTTGGGACCAGAATCAAGACCCCCGAAGAGGCTGGACGCTTGACCTCTAAAATGGACAAATATTTCGATAATCTAGTTGTAAGCAAAAACTCTGAAGTGAATGAGTACGCAAGGAAAATAGCGAAAGAGGAATGGCTAGCACATCACATTGATGTCTATGACCCTAAAACAGAGACTTGGACGGTAACGCGCACTGAAATCCCAATGGAACATAGAGGCGGCAAAGATGTCCCTAAAGATCCGAACGAAATGTATTGGATGAATTTTGAAAGGGGGCCGAGACCAACCAATACCACAAGCGATAATATAGGCCGGAAGGCATTAGAGGCTCTTGGCTATGATGGCGCATTCATATCTGATGAAGGTTCTGTTGCAGGTGCTAAAACCATAGCTGTATGGGAAACCACTCAAATCAAATCCATCTTCAATCAGGGCAAGTTCGACCCGGCAAACCCTGACATTCTCGCTCAGAACAAAAAAGGTGCCGTCCAATTCCTCGAAGACGGCAAGGCCATTATCCACCTGTTTGAAACGGCGGACGTATCAACCCTTATCCATGAACTCGGCCACATTTTCCGCAAGCAACTCTCCCCCGAAGACCTGAACATCGCCGCAACCTGGGCCGGGGCGAAAGGTGGCGAGTGGTCCCGCAAGGCAGAGGAAAAATTCGCGCGTGGATTCGAGGCCTACCTTGCCGAAGGGATCGCCCCAAGTCCGAAACTCCGCTCCGTTTTCCAGAAGCTCAAAGCCTGGCTTCTCGAAATCTACAAGTCCCTCAAGAACCTTCGGGTGCGCATAAACGATGATGTGCGCGCCGTATTCGACCGGCTCCTTTCAACGGAGGCTGAGCGCAAGGCGAATGTCCTTTACCAGATGGACGAGGAGTATTCGAGCAAACCCGTCCCGGCCAAGGCCGTAAAGCCCAAGGATATTACAACCTGGGATGATCTTGTAGGGCAGATCCTACTAAGGGCTCAGGACCGGGCGTTTAAAAAGGTTGCGGCCGAACAGAAAAGGGAAATGGCAGACGTCCGCCGGGAAGGCGAGGAGCTGTGGAAGCAGTTCGCCGAAGAGGGGCTCCCGCGCATCGTATCCGAAATCAAGAAGCAGGGGGGCATATCGGTTAAGAGCCTCTCTGATTGGGATTCGTACACCGTAACCGATCTAGTGCGCCGGTTCCCTGGAGTGTTCACGAAAAAATCCAGGTACGGAATCGATGAAGTCGCCGCGGACTACGGTTATGAGTCCGCCGACGCCCTGGTTCAGGAAATCCAGAATCTCCCCACCAAAGCCGAATTCATTGAATCGCATATCGAGGAATACGAAAAGTACATGGGTGGGGCCTCGGGGGCGGATGCGGCCGAACGCCTTTCCGCCTATCTGGAAGAGGGGATCCAGATCCTCTATGAAAAGGTGATGGAGCCGGTCATGCGCCCGGTCCCGACCGGTTACGCGGTAAAAACCGAGATCCGCAAAATTACCGGACAGGTCCAGGTGGGCGTTGCCATGATATCGGAAAGCCACGCCCTGAAGGCCGCAATCCAGAAAGCCGAACGGGCGTCAAAGGAAGCATTCCGCGCGGGGAAAATGGAAGAGGCGCTGAAGCAAAAGGAGCGGGCAAAAGAGGCGCTCGACAAGTACCGCGCCCGCACTGCCGCTAGGAAAGAGGTGGTATCGCTTCGAGGCCGGATTAAAAAGGCCATGTCCGATCTAAAGGTCCCGGAGGAATACCGGGTGCAGATGGCCGCCGTGCTCCAGCCGTTCGGGTTGAATCCTCCGAAACTTTCCGCTCCGCGAAAATCCCTCGAGCAATTCGTGCGAGAGCAGGAAGAAGGTTTCACCGATGAGCATGGCGCGGATCATGCCGGCGGGAACGTCATCATGTTCAAGCCGGAGGTCATCCGGGAAATCGGCCGGAAATCGTTTAACGCCCTCACGGTGGAAGAGCTCGGGGTTGTTAGCGATGTTATTGACCACCTTCGACACGTCGGCCGGGCCGCCAATGAATTCATGGATAAGACCCGGGCGATAAGTTTCGAGAAGGCAGCGCTGGAAATTGCAAACGGGATCTATGATGTATGGCGCCTTGATAAAATCCAGCCCGTTCCGCACCCGCTCGCGAATCCCAAGGCGACCGAGGGGATGTTTGAAAAGCTGAATCGCTGGCACAAGCAGGTGATAAAGCCGGAGATCATCTTCCGGCTGCTCGACGCCAATAAAGATAACGGCCCGGTCTGGACCCAACTTTGGCGGGCCATTTCAAACGCCGAATCGGCCGGGATAAAACTTCGGATCGAGGTCGCTAAAAAACTCGATGAAGTTTACGGCTCCTTCGACAAGGCGACTCTTCGCGAATGGAATACAAAGAAAGAATTCGTGCCGGGTACCGGCTTTCAACTTACGAAATGGGAGCAAATACTTTTCTACTGCAATACGATCCACCCCGACAACTTGAAGGCCCTGAGATACGGTTTCGGAATCGACCGGCCGCCTCTTTCCGATGACGAAATCCGTGCGGTAACCGGGATGCTCTCACCCGAGGAGATCACGTTTGCTAATCGGCTGATCGATGAAGTTTTCCCCATTTTAAAACCTCACCTCGAGGCCGAATTTAAAGCGGTAACCGGGGTGTCTCTTAAAATGGTCGAGCGCCCGGCTGGTTGGGCTTCGCCTACGGGTATCCCGCTTCCCCGCGAAGCTTACTTTCCAATTCGCTTCGATCCCAGATTCAGCGAAAAGATTGCGGACGCCGAGGCCAGACGCGAAGCCGAAAACCTGCTCTCATCGCATTTCGGAATGTCGGTCGAACACGGCTTTGCCATGGAGCGCAAAGGCGGCAAGCTGGCGCTGCTACTCGACCCTTCGGTTATCACGCGGCACCTGGACGATACGAATCACTACGCGACACACATGGTGGCCCTCCGGGACACTCTGAAGCTTTTGAGTCATCCGCTCGTGCGCAAGGCCATAACGGAAACGGTCGGAGAGGATGCGTACCGGCAGCTCAAGCCCTGGATAAAAGAAGTCGCCCGGCCCGGATCGGGGTCAAGCGGTGTGATGGCGATGGAAGCCCCGGTTGGCCGAATAAGGAGGTCCTGGACCGCCTTCGTTCTCGGCATGAGGGTTTCAACGTCAATACTCCAGCCGTTCGCCGTTTTTAACGCCGTCCCCGAACTCGGGATGGACTGGGTAATGTCCGGAGTTAGGGCGTTCGCCTCCCATCCGAGAGAGCAATACAAATTCATGATCGAGAATGATCCTTTCATGGCGGTGCGGGTCGGAAACTACGACCGGGATGTGATGGACGTTCGCGCGAAACTCTTTCCGCAATCCTGGGTAAGCGACAACTACCGGGCGCTGATCAATGCGGAGCTTTCCGTCATCGGGTTTTTCGACCTGTGGGCCACGGGATCAACCTGGCATGGGGCGTATCTCAAGGCAATGGCCGGGAAGGTGGATAAGATCGACGCCGGAGATCACCAGGCATCTGTCGAGCACGCGCGAGGGACTGTGGGACGGACCCAGACGTCCGGACTTCCGAAGGACCTTTCCGCCGTCCAGCGGGGCGGGGAAGCGTGGAAAACCTTTATCGTCCCGATGTATAGCTTCATGAACACGACCCATAATCTTCTGTGGTCCGCCTGGCAGGAATACTCCAAAACCGAGGGGGCAAAGTTCGTGGATCTTGTGAAGGCCTATTGGTGGCTGTTGATCATTCCGGCAATCATGCAGCAGGCCGTCCAGGAACACGAAAAGCCCAAGGACTTCACGGACGCCGCGGCAACGGTCGGAAAGGGCGCGGTATCCTTTGGCGCCGGAGGCATCCCGATTGTACGAGATATTGTCAACGCAGCTCTTAACGGCATGGACTACAGGGCCGGGGCATTCGGTGCCCTGGCGAACCAGGGCAAGCGGTTCGTTGAGTCTTTCGAGCGCAAGCGCAAGAAAAAGGAACGGATCGCGATAGCCGGCCTGAAACTGATGGGCATTGCAACGGGACTTCCGCCCGACCAGGCTATTATTGCCCTGGAAGCGGCGCTCGATGTTCGGGCCAAGCCCCCCCGTGGACCGATGGATTACCTGTTCAGACCGAAACCGCCGGAGCGCGGGCCAAGGAGATAGTCAAGCATAAAGGGTCAGTTTGCGAAATTGCGCAAGTTGAGATTTCAGCAAAACCACTGTCGAGATGATAGGGGGAAGTAATGAAAAAGATTAGCATTCTGGCATTTCTTGTCATATTTTTAGGAATATTTTCGCCCCGATTTACAACACCTCCCTTGGCCACGGTCACAGTCGAATATTCCAAAATGACGCCTTATAACGGCGCCGGCACGACCGGGCCCTTCGCCTACACGTTCAAGATATGGTCGGCCTCGGATCTCGTGGTGATCCAAACCGATGCAAACGGGGTCGAGACCGTCTTGACCCTCAACGTGGATTACACCGTCACGGGGGCGGGGGTTGCAACGGGCGGAAATGTCACGCTTACAACCGCCCTGCCGGCCGGCGAAACCCTCACCATCATGCGGGATATGTCGTATCTGCAGGGCCAGAACTGGACGGCGGGGCAGGCGATAACGGCTTCCTCGTTAAATAATGTGGCTGATAAACTAGAACACCAGATCCAGCAGGTAAACGAAAAGGCGGACCGGGCTTTCCAAGTTCCGGCCAGGTCAACAATATCGACACCGTACTTGGCGCCCTCGGCCAGCCATATTATAGGCTGGGATACGGCTGGAACCGGCCTTTACAATTACCCGATGACCACGCTTACGGTTCCGGTACTCGACCATGTGAGCAACTACGCGAGTCTAGCGGCTGCCGTCACCGCCATAGGCGCGAGTAATAAGGCACTCTACATAGACACAGAGTGCACGCTTACCGCGAATACCAACGTGCCCGAAAATATCGAGCTCGTATTCGCCCGGAATGGGTCGATTGCGCGCGCCGGGTTTACACTAACCCTCGGGCGCGAACCAAACGCCGGGCTCTTCCAGATATTCACCGGGGCCGGCAGTACGGTCTTTACCGGGAAGGTCACGGTCCATACCGCGTGGTTTACTTCCGATCGGACCGGGGCAACCGATCAGGCAACCGAACTTCAGGACGCCGCGAACGCCGCCAAGACGCACAGCATGAGGGCGTCGACCGACAATTACGAGGGTTCCAGGCTCATTATCGATCCCGGCTCTTATCTCATCAATACCACTCTGTTTTGGGGTGAGAATAGCGACACTCACAGCATCCGCTACATTGAGGGTTACGGTGCAACGATCATAGGCGAGACCGACGGCACACCGATTATCGACATGACAGGCGCGATGATCTGTGATCTGAGAGGGTTCACCCTGGTTGGCGGATCGACCACGCCGCCCAACATTGGAGTGTTGGAAGCCCGGCAGGTATCCGGGGCGTCGGCCGGTTCTCACTTCTGGAATTCAGTGAACATTTACGGGAACTTCACGCTTTGCGCCTGGTACAATTATGCTTCCGAGGCTAATTCGTATAAAAACGCCTGGGTCGAAGCTCAGGGCACGGCCGAGGCGGTATTCATAAACGGGGATACGAACACCGAATCAGTAACTTCAGCTTTCACCACGATTGGCAGTGGGTATTACAGCAACACAGATTTTCAATTCGAGCAGTTTACAATGGTCTACCGCAACTCTACACCTCCCGCCGATGCTGCCGTGGCCAGGTTCGTTGGCGTAAAAAATATCGAATTTGCAGCGGGAACGGGCTTTGCCGTAATTGAAGGCAAAACTTCCCTTGTCCCGGCAGTTACCTTCGGAAAGGCTGCGGCCGGGCAGCAAAACTATGGCGTGACGTTCAACAAAGCGTATTTCGCTGAAAGCTCAACGCGGGGGATTCATATTCTCGACGGCGGGGCTATCTGGCAGCTTGCAGTTCTTGAGTGTTGGTCAACTATCTACGCGACGGCGGCGGAAATAGCGGCTGATGCACCTGGCACGCCAGCTCCTTATTTCCTGCTGACCTTGAACGGTTCGGGTGTGGTCTACGGGTTGGAGTATCGTGGCAACCATCCCAAGGACGGGATAAACGCGGTGGGAGCAACGGCCGACATTAATCACGCCAATGTAACGGTTGGTTATGACTGCTACTTTGCGCGGGGATTCGAGGGGGTTATCAGGCATCCGAAAATCAGGTTCGCAACGGCATCCACTCCACTGACAATAACGTGGAACACCCCTACCTACGTTTTCAAGGTCGAACACTTCGACGATACCGGCCTCGTTAAAAACGACTATGCACGTACAACCACGGCGGTTTCAACATCCGGCACGGGTGAAGACGTTATCGGCTCCGGGTATATCCCGGCGGGGGCAATGGAGCTTGATTCGGGAGTGATTGTAAAAGCCTGCGGAACGAAGACCGGCGCGGCTGGGAACAAGACCCTGAAGTTCCGGTTCGGATCGACGACCATCACTTTCCACGCGGCCGCAAACAATCAGAACGATTGGAAATTTGAGGCGTGGGTTTTCAACACCGGGGCCACGAATACCCAAGGAATATCCTGGGTAGGATACGACGGGACAACGCTCTTGCAGGGATACGATACGGCGGCTGAGGACAGCACGGCGGCTATTTACGCGCGGGTAACGGGTGAGTGCGCCGACGCCGGGGATACAATCACTCAGACCATGCACTTGATGCAGCCGAGATAGGAAGGGAAAACGAGAATGAACATTAAACGATGGTTCACATTATTTGCCGCCCTGCTGATCTTTGCGTGCGCGATCGGGGCGGTTCGGGCGATACCGCCGGATGACCCTGGCGGATCATCTATCGACTGGACGGCCGATCAGGGTGCAACAAATATCCATGCGAATAATATCCCTGATTTGTCGGGCACATATTTAGCTGCAGGAAGTGCCTTTAACCCAGCCATTCCTGGAGCAATCGGCGGGACAACTCCGAACCAGATAGATATGACCAACTTCTACCTGTACGGAGCTGACGTTACCCACGGCATGACATCCATTGCACCAACCGCCGATTACGCCGCGGCATTTCAGATCGGGGTATCCGGGGGGCTCGACCTGTACGGCATTACCGAAGCCAACCAGGACGGAGCATTGCGCCTGACTGGAGTTATTGGAGCAACTGATCCCACCGATAGCAATTCTGCTATGATCCTCCGAGGGGGGAAGGCAAACGGAACCGGCTGGCAGGCCCTTGGCGCGGCTGAGAGTGTGCTATCCATCTACAATTACACAACTCAGATTGGCCGTGCGTACGGAAATGGTGAGTGGATCTTCTCTTCGATTCAGAATACCCCGATCGGAAGCACGATTGCTTCGACTGGGGATTTTACCGTTCTTACCGCATCCACCTCCGCGACCATCGGCACCGTCGCCCTTACCGACAGCGCCGGGTCACTTGCCTCGGGAGGCACCCTGGTTTCTCTCGCCGGTCATACTCACTCTTATACTCCCCTCATTGCCGACCCTGGGGCGAATCGGATTTACGGATGGGACGACACCGACAACGCTTATAAACTAATGGTTCTCGGAACCGGATTGGCTTATAACGCTGCCACGGACACCCTGAGCGTTTTGATCACCTCCGCTGACTTGGCATTGGCTGAGAATTCTGTATTCATCGGTAATGCCTCAAACGTCGCTGCGGCTGCAACTCAAGATACTTTATTTACCCGCACGGATTCAATCGTGTGGGATGCTTCTGCCTTTACCGTTGACGGGACTCAATGCGTTGCCCCCACTTCCTCGGCGGTAAACTCTGGACCCCTTCTCTACCGTACCACATGCGCTGATAATGACGCGGGAACCATCCAGGGTTCGGTCGTAATGCCAGATAGTTGGAATGCATCGACGATTACCCTGGAAGTTACTGCATGGGACGAAACCGCCGACCCTGCCGGAACACTGGCGTTCGATGCCTCCGCAATGTGTAGAAGGGCAAGCGATACGATAAACGGGACTTTCGGCGATGCCATTGCGGTTGATATGAGTTTCGCTGATGCCGGGACCGCCCAGTATGACGTGGTTCAGACTACCTCGGCGGCTATCACTCCAAACGGGACTTGCGCGGCTGGTGCGTTGCTTATCTGGCAACTGAAGGTAGATGCCACGACAACGGACGGTGCGACGGTGGCAAACATTAGAATCCATCAGGTGAAAATGGAGTTCGGACACAATGCAAAGAGCGATTAGCCGTAGAGATTTCATAAAAAAAGGTGCTCTCTGGACCCTTGGAGCATCCATTATCAGACCGTCCATTGCTGAGTGCATGATGCTACAGACTGGGAAGCCACCTGCCGCTCCTGCTTGCTCGACGTCCAAAGACTCGCAAGCGTCGACGGATGCGGTAAATTCGATTGGTAGGTATACCGACCAAATATACACGGCTGGAAGTTTTACGCCGCCAGCAGAGTCATCGTACACCCTGTGTGCTGTGGCTGTGCGGATTTACAAGGTCAACTCCCCTACATTCAATATTAATCTTGCCGTCTATTCTGACACGGGCAGCAATGCTCCAGATTCTGCTCTGGGTACATCAACGACGACCAAGGCCGCGAGTGAATTGACTGCCGACACTGGTGGAGAAGAGGTCAAGTTTGGCGGTCTTGACGTGTCAATTATAGCCGAGACGAGATATTGGATAGTCCTGTATGCTTCTGCCCACGGCGATACGAACTACGTTAATTGGCACGCGCTTGCCGCCGCTTTTGGAAATTATACATATAAAGATGTAGATGCAACAAGTTTTGTACTGATTAACAATTCTCAGCGAATGAGGTACACAACGTATGCGTAAGGCATTATTTCTCCTTGTGTTCTTGATGTTCCCTGTCCTGGCGCATTCCGCCACGTACTACGCGGAACCTAAAGGCTCTGCGGCCAATGATATAGCCGATAACGGAGCGGAGGCGTGGACCGCCGCTACAAGTGCTGACGCCCCGGTTAGTATAGGCACGGCGCTTGTGAGGGCTATTGCCGGGGATGTTGTAAACCTCCGAGACGGAACATACACGACTACCAATTCGGCAGACTACGAGCATCCGGCTTTTGACCCGACAAACAGCGGGACAGTCGGGAGCCCTATAACTTTTCAGGCATACACCGGCGAAACTCCGGTTTTTACGACTCCTACAAACGGCGGGGCAGCTTTCGGGGCTGGAGCGGTCAATTACATCGTATGGGATGGGATCACGGGTACGTTGGCTGATTTTACCAGCGATGTCCCGAAGTTCGCGCAGCTATACAATAGCACCGGATCAGTCATTAAAAATAGCACCTTAACCGGGTTCACCGCCACGGATTCCAACAATAACACACTTATTGCCTTGCAGAATTGCGACTCGTGCGAGGTGTTCAATAATACTCTTAAAGACATGCTTGGCAGCTTCGAGAACTCAGCGGCTATATGGAATTTCGGAGGAACAGGAGCAAAGATCTACCAGAATACATTCACGAACTGTAAAACAGGGATAGCCCAAAAGGTAGGCCCAACCGTAAACGCTGAATATTATCGTAATTTTTTCTATGATATTAATGGACACGCTTTATTACTAAACGAACAGTATGCGGGCGGAAGTGGGGTTAAGGTCTATCAAAATGTCATAGTATCAGCGGCGCAGGATAATGTTGCGGCCATAAGAATTTATTGGTCAACACAAACTCAAACTAACTATCAAATTTACAACAACACAATATATTCACCTACTTATAACGCAATAGACGTTCAACAGGGTGCGCGGACGGCTCAAATATGGAATAATATAATATCTTCTCCAGGCAGATTCGTTACATATTTGAGTGGAGACCCCAAACCAAGCTACTCAGACTATAATTGCTTCTTCGATGCATCGTCGCCTACCTGGACGTATGCCGGGGACGATTATGCAACCATAGCCAACTGGCGCACGGCGACAAGTCTTGATGCCGCCTCTGTTACTACCGATCCTGGCTTTCTCAACGCCGGTGGTTCCTTTGCGCTCGTAACCGACTTCAAGCGGGCTGAGTACACGGCAAACGGCCGAGGTGGGGATTACGCCACGGTTATGGGCGCGTACATTACCGGCTCGGAACTGATCGGATATCAGGCCGGGGCGGATACTACGCCTCCGGTAGTCGCCATTACGGAGCCAGCAGCGGGTGCAGTAAGCGGAACGATCAGTGTCACAGCTACCTGCACGGACGCCGTAGGGTGCGCTGGAGTGCAGTTCAAGGCCAACGGGACGAATATCGGGGCCGAGGACACCGAAACACCGTTCTCGATCTCGTGGGATACCACCGTGGTGGATAACGGGAATTACTCAATTGTCGCAACGGGCCGGGATGCAGCCGGTAACAGTGCGAATTCGGCAACCGTTGCAGTTAATGTAGCCAATGCCGGAAGCAGCGTGGCAATTAGCGCCATCAATTCCGGAGGGGTAAATATCAGTAACATCAACAGTGGCGGGGTTAATGTGACGATACATTGAGGAGTAATGATATGAGAAAGTTTCTTATTTGTTTGGCTGTCTTTATGTTCTTAGCCGAATCAGCGTTAGCGGGCAGGGTTCAAATTGGTTGGGATGCAAAATCGGTAGGAGATACCAGGACAAGTGTAAGAGTTTACGAGCGCACTGGAGCTGCGGCACCCTACACCTACACAAAAGTTGGGGAAGTCTCTGAACCTACGACCACGCTTACCTTGCCCAGTGTTGGGGTAGGATCTCACACCTACATTGCGCGGGCGTGGAACGGGCAGGCCGAGAGCGTGGATTCAAACTCGGTTACCGCCACCATATTGCAGGCCCCCGCTGCACCGAGTACGGTGGTCATCACGATAGTTCCATAGCGGAAACACTACTTCACCCTCTCCCACAACTCATCCGGGGTGAGGGTGACGGTTTTGCCGTCCTTGGTGATGGTGATTTGAGTGATCTCTTTGTAATTGATGATTGCGTCCAGGTAAATGGTCAGTGTAGGCTCGGTTACGTTGAGGATAACGTCAGGGCCTACGAACGATCTTTCCACCACCCAATTCTCTTCCGTTGTTATCGTTGTGCGCGGGTGCGTTGGGGGTGTATCCCCGATATAGATTTCTTCAGCCCCCACCGTGACCGCCAGCAACATAATTGCCAGAATTGCCATAATTATCTTCATTGTTTCACCTCTTCTTTATATCTCTGTGTTGGCTGCGATTATATTCCACGCCATATTCTTGACTCGGTTCAACCCAGACTGGCCCCATCGGTTTATGATAGCCCGATTCACCTTCGGCCAGTCTTTTTCTTCGCTGCTCACAATTGCCATGGCATAGACACCCGCAATATCCTTCTGACGTAGCGCGGTGTCCTTAACGGAATCGAGCAACGTTTCGGTACACAGGCACAGTTCGATTATGTATCCACTCATGCTTCACTCGCTCTCCCTCTCGGCCCTGATTGCCGTGGGCCGCTGGCTTGCGGTTAAGTTCTGGCGCGGTGTGCGCTATTCCACACCGTTTATAAATCCGGGAATTCCTTGATTACATCTCCATCCTCATCGAAATACTTAACCCTAGACCACGGGTGACAGTTCAGGACGGACCCATTTTCAAATAGCACGTCAAGATTGCTGGAAGAGTTGTGGCCGACGATTATCCCCCTCTTGCCGCTGACCTCCACAAACATACCTAAACGAGCGAAAGGAATCCCACGGTATTCAGCCACCCGAGCAAAATCTTCATCTGTTTCGTTACTGGCAAACCCAGCAAGGCGCTTGCACCGCATTCCCGTGTATTCAATATCATCCCATCCATCTCTTAGTTCCAATAACCGCTTGTGTTTTGCTTTCCCCGGCGTTGCCGCATAAACCACTCTTGCCCAATCTCGCCTTTGTACGGGCCAACATTCGTATGCATGGATCATTCTATCCTCCTAATCCTCACCCTCCGGGCCTAGGGGAGTGGGTGCTTGCGATAAAATCCTTCCGGGGTGTGCTTGTAGGGGGTATCTTGTCGTGCCCCTTGCATCCGGTCTGGTAGTCGAAGTTGTCGCAATCACCGGCAGGCATGACTCTCCTACCCATTTGCAGTTGTCGTATTAATTCGAGTTTAGCTTTCTGGAAACTCATTGTTCGCCCTTCATCGTCCACCATGAAGCCTTTATAGCTTTTCTTCGTCCAGTTCCTCAGAGCGCCTTTGATATCCACACAAAAATGGTAGCTTCGGCCTACTTCCATAAATCCCCCTTCCCTTGCGGTTAAGTGCGGGCGCGGTTGGCGCTATTCCACCCTCTCATCGGCCCCTTGGGTCAGTTATCGACGCGCTCCATTTTATGAAGCCGTCATCACCGAGTGCTTCGCAGAGTGCGTCGAGAAGTATTGACGACAATTCATCCCATCCGACAGAATCATCATCCAGATGATGTTTTCGGTATGCCAGTTTGACCGCATCAAGGAGCTTGTCGTTTAGCTGGTGGAGTTCGCGCTCATTGTGGATTTTGCGGGTAGCGATTTCCTCCCACTTCTTGTCAACCTTCCCACTCATGCCGGTTTCCCCAAATGGCATTTCTTGAATTTCAGACCCGAACCGCATGGACACGGTTCATTCCTGCCCACCTTCCTGCGCTTCAGTTGCGCCGGGGTCGGATCATTCTTCATTTCCATGAGGTATTGCTTACCGTAAGTGTCTTCCATCTGGTCAAGAGCTTTCCGGTATGTTTCGGGCAATAAAATCTCACCTGTTCTCGTGTCCATCCGCTCATCCTTTCCCGTGTTCCTTTCCGTGGTACTTTCAATCTGAAAATGCGGTAAAATGACACCAAAAGGACCACGATTAGCACCACGAAACTTAGATTATAAGCCAAGTCAACTACTTGTATTTCCTGGTCAACTGCCACGTAGGTGGTGAATCCTATCCGCCCCGTCTACGTCTGCGGTGGGGCGTTGTCCCTTGTGTGGTACTTTCGAAAACATATTCATCTGCGCTGTCTCACATTTCAGGCGTTCCTCGGCAATTCGGCAGTATTCCGGAGAGATTTCAATGCCGATGAAATTACGCCCAAGTTGAACGGCGGCTATGGCGGTTGTGCCGGAACCAAGGAATGGGTCTAGGATAACTCCACCTAGATCGGAATGCTTTTCTATGCATCGCCTTATAAGGTTGGTAGGTTTTTGGTTTTGATGGAACTGCTTCTCGCCAACCACTCTCCGAAAATCCCAAACATCCGAAAGGCGTTTACCATTAATTTTGCATCGCCCTTTATTTGCTAGAAAGATAAGCTCGTATTGTTTGCCGAATTGAGCTTCTAGGTCTCCGGCAGTCCAATTATTCTTTACCCAAACAATCATATTCTTTACCTTTAAATGTCTCTCTAATTCTTTTTTAAACCAGTCGGATTTATCCCAAGAGCAGAACCAATATGCTGCGGAGTCGTCTTTTAGTAGCCTAGAACTTTCACGAATGACGGCAGATACCAGTTCGGGATTGTTGTCATTCATAATTGCGTTACAGAAAACGTGGTCCTTATCTTTTCGGTGGTTTGTGGCATAACCAATTAGGTACGGAGGATCGGTCAGCATCAAATCCACGCACTTGTCTGGCATCTGCTTCATGATTTCGAGGCAATCCCCGCAAATTATCT